CCCCCGGCCTTGATCAGTTTTTTGCGCTCAGTGCGTCCCGTACGTCGTCGTCATCGAACCCCGACAGGGCCATGATCTGTGTCGCGAGCTGCGCGATCAGCCCCGGCTTCTTCGCGAACCGCTTCAGCAGGATCCCCTCGGGCGGCTTGCCTTGCTGCTCGGCAATCGACTCGATGTCGGGCTCGACCGAGCCCGCGATGATCACCTTCAGGTTGCCGAGCTGGTCGACCGCCAGATCGTCCTGGCGGCCACGGCGACGCATCGCCGAGGTCGTCCGCTGAATCCGGCGCAGCACGTCGCCGTCGATGGGCCGGACCACCCACGAGATCCAGTGCTGCGCGTCGCCGACGCCGACGTTGATCTCGATGGTGTGCGTCTGCTCCACGTCCTCGTCGGGCTCCTCGGAGAGGAACCACTCCAAGGCCGAGGTCGCCTCCGTCTCGCTGACGCCCTTGTCGTTCGCCAGGGCGCCGAGCACTTCGGGGATGGGCCGGTCCTCCTGGACGCGGTCCTCGCGGCCCCTTAGGGCCGTGGGAGGCGGCAACGCGCCCGGCGTGTCCTGCCTGGCCGGGGCGTGCGGTGGCTGTACGCGGACATCCTCCGCGACGGGTGCGTCTGCCATGTGACTGCTCCTTCGGGGCCGGTGGCCTCGCGACGGTTTGACGGATCAGCCATGGCGCGCCACCTCGCGGAGTGGTCGGCCAGCGGGCTTACTGTGCGTAAGGATGGGGTCCGGATCGAACCCCCGTTCTGCTTCCGGCACACGGCAGTCGACCTCGATCCGCGACATGCGGGTCAGCAGATCGCGCTGGCCGTGGCTGTTCTTCGAGAGCAGGTAGGTCTTCATCTCGACCCAGGCCCGCTCGTAGTCAACGATCATCTCAGCCGCTCAGTGAGTCCACCACCTGGACCGCGGGCTGCCCGGTGACCGGGTTGACCTGGCCCTGGATGACCTCGTAGCTCTCCAGCGGCTTCTCCGTCTCCCAGCCGAAGCTGAAGGACTTGTCGATCACGTCGTCGGTGATGTTGAAGCCGAGCGGGAGGTCCCAGATCAGACAGCCGTTGAGCTGCCAGACCTCGAACCCGAGCGCGTCCGGGTCGTCCAGCCACACCTGCATCGAGAACGAGCGCATCGTCCCCGCGACGGTGCCGCGAGCGGCCCGCCGAGCCGCCAGGCTCTGCGACATGTAGCTGTGGATGTAGTTCTCCCAGTGGGAGTCGATCTTCTGGACCGAGAACGTGCCCTCGCGCGTTTCCCGGCCCGGCTTGACGCCCATGCGCGTGGTGCCGACGAGCGGCATCTCGATCTTGGCGATGGTGATGGTCGCGGTGACGTTCGTGATCTCAGCCCGGACGTAGCCGTCCATGATCACGTAGCCATACATACCGCTCAGGCGGTAGAGGCCCTCCGCTGATCCAACCTCGGGCATGTGTCACCTCCTCCTAACTCAGGTAGACGGTGTTGTAGATCTGCTCGACGCTGCGCCCGAAGGCGATGCCGTAGACGACAGCGACGAACTCGTCGTCATCCGACGGAGGCGGCACCGGGTCGACGGCCACGCTGTAGCCGTCCTGGATCACGCCCAGCCCGGCGCGCTGCTCCATCACCTGGTGGCCGTACCCGACGATCAGGGCGCGCGTGGCGTCGTTGACCTGGAGCGTGCCGATGGCGGCCGAGGTCGACCAGTCGGTGATGTCCAGCTCGATGCCCTGCATCGTCCTGACGAACTTCGGGTTGCGGTAGATGAGGTACGGCTTGGAGTCGTCGCCGCCCGTGTACGTCGTGAGCCCCTTCTCGACCCGAACAGGAGAGAGAGCGTTCGAGTCCTGGCCGAAGACGACGACGCCGCCGTCGAAGCACAGCGACACGTCGTTGTCGGACGGCAGCACGCCCGGCGTGGTGCCCGCCAGCCTGGCGAACGTGAGGCTCATCGTCTCGCCGCGGGCGGCGAGAATCCCGGCGATCCGCGGGGCGAGCTGCGACGTTGAGAGCGTCCCAAGCTCGTCGTCCACGAGAGTGCCTACGCCGACGTTGACGATGTTCTCCCCGCCGCCGTTGCCCGGCAGGCCCGACAGCGAGGTGGAGCGGTCGATGGCCGTCTGGGCCGTGTCTGCCGCAGCGCCGCCGACCACGAGCATGAACCGCTTGCCGACGCTGTTGAGGTTCGCGCACCACGCCTGCAACGTGGTCATGATCGCGCTGTCGGTCAGGTCGAACGGGGCGAACAGGCTGAAGCGAGCGTTGGAGACCGCATCGAGCATGTCCGTCCAGTCGGCCGCGACAAGCGTCGAGCCGTCATCGCCGCCGCCGAACGGCTGGATCGTGGCCGGGGTCGACGTGTCGACGGCCGTGCCGGTGCCCGCCGTGGCGGTGACCCACTTCGACTGCTGGTTGATCAGGGCAACGAACCCGGCGATGTCGTTCGAGGCCCACGTGTGCGACTCGATGATCGTGCCGTTCAGCGTGATCAGCAGATCGGCCTTGGTCAGGTCGGTCGAGTTCACGCGGACGCGCACCCCGAGGTTGTTGCTGTACGTGCCGGGGTACTTGGCCGTCAGCGTGATCGACGTGCCGCCGGTGCCCGCCACGTCGACCGTGCCGGGCTTCACGCTCGCGCCGGTCATGCGGTACACGAGCACCTGGCCCGCGCCGCCGCGCTGCGGGACGCCCTCGCCCTTGAAGCACTGCATCACCGCGGCGTAACCGGGCGTGGTGCGGGAGGGTCCGAACTTGGTCTGGAAGTCGCCCAGCGAGTTGCAGGCGATGAGCTGCTCGTCAGGCCCCCAGTCGTGGACGATGGGCACGCAGACGACCGAGCCGATGTTCGGCGCAATCGTCGTGACGGGCTCTGCCTCCCAGTTGAAGTAGGCGCCTGGCCGGACGGGCCGAGCCTCCTTCGAGAAGGAACCGGGCATGTCTTAGTCCTCCCCTCCTTCGGTCTCGACGGGCTTCTGGAGCCAGGCCTCGACCTCGCCCTTGGCTGCCTCGACGCTCATCATCTCGTCCGGGTCGTGGTCCTTCAGCGCCCCGGCAGCCGTATGCGACGGATACCCGAGGAACGCCTGGGAGTCCGCGATCAGTTGGCCGACCGGCACATCGGGCGAGCCCTCTACCTGCTCGACATCCTGCGTGTCCTGCTGCTGAGGCTCCGCTGCTGCCGCCTTGGTACGCCTCGCCGTCGCCTTCTCTTCCTGCTCTGTCGATGGTTCGTCGGCCACCTTTTAGCTCCTCTCTGTGAACCCCACAGACGGGCGGTGCCGCCGATAGTAAGGCGCGATCAGGCGCCGGTCACAGATGAGCTTGAGACGGTGACGCCCTGGACGACAGGCGTGTCTGGCGTGACCTCGGCAATCCTGCGCCACGCCAAGCGCACGTCACAGACTACGGTCCACAGCCTGATGTCGTCCGGGTCCGGGAATGGCTGCGTCGACAGATCCTCGACGCGCATGAACGCCCGCGGATACCAGGTGCCCTGCTCCCAGTCCTCGACCCGGTAGTAGTTGTAGAGCGGCACCCGCAGCGCCCGGCCGTCCGCCACGCCGACGCGGAACGCGCGGTACAGGTCGTTCTCGGTCTTCTGGGCGAACAGCATCGACTGCTCCGCGTCGCGGCCCGGCGCCGGGTAAGCGGCGATCACAAACGGCTGGACCATGTCCGCCACCCACCGTCCGCCGGTGCGCGGATACGTCGTCCCGGCCACCTGCCAGACGCGAGCGAACGGCCTGGCGAACGCGCCCTCGTCGCGCGACAGGCGCACTTCCCAGTTGTCCCCGAGCGCGACCGCGACGTAGCGCTTGACCGAGCGCAGCGCGTCGATGTGACTGCGCCCCACGTCCTGCGCTGGCATCATTTCGGGATCACGACTCCCTTCATCGCCTCCAGCACCTTCGCCTCTTGGGCCCGCTTGTAGGCCTCCAGATCGGGAGCCATGATCTCGGGCAGGAAGCCCTCGATGGCTCCGACCGCGCGCTCGACCATGTGGGCACCCTCGCTGCCCGGATGCCAGACGCGCCGGGCGTACATCCGCCGTCCGGTCTTCGGGTCGACCCACGACAGGAACTGGTTGGGGGGGTGCGGCTCGATCAGGTACTTCGTGTGCTTCGGGCCAAACAACCCCGTGCCGTAGTTGACGTACGGCGCGTAGTCCACGTCAGTCGCCACCGAGGACTGGTAGGCCATCGCCGTGCCGTGCAGGACGCGCTCCGTCGGCTTGCGATACCAGCTCGTGGCGAGGTTCCCCGTCTTGATCGGGGTTAGCTCCGCGATCAGCGCGTGCAGGCGGTCGCCGCCCGTGCTCGCCATCGCCCGCAGCGCATCCTTGACCGGCTGATCATCGAACGCGTCCGGCAGGTACGGGCCGATGTATTCCGCCACGTACTGGTAGTCGCCGAGCCCGGCCATCACGGCTCCGCGGGCGTGAAGGGGTGTTCCTCGACGCGCGTGATCGTCGCCGTCCAGCCCAGCATCTTGCGCTTCTTGCGAATCGGCTCGCCATCCGAGGTGACCTCGTAGATCGCCCGGCCAAGCTCCTTGGAGTTGACCTCCAGCCGGTCGGCCGCGCTGATCACGAGCAGATTGCCGTCCTTGTCCTTCATGCCGCACATGATCTGCGCCGGATGCGCCGTGCGCGTGCGCCCGCCCTGCGCGTCGGCGGCGTCCGGCGACGGCGACAGCGTGAGGCGGCAGCGGAACCACGGGTAGTGGTAGGTCTCGAACTGCGTGGTGCCCTCGACGCGCTGGCTGGTGGGCTGCTGCACCACCCGGCGCGCCTGATCGACCAGGGCCGATTTGAGGCTCACGCTACGCGCCCCAGATCATGGGGTCCACGAGCAGGCTGCGCATCCCCACCCCGTACGAGTAGGGGTACAGCCCGTCGTAGTTGCCCCAGTCGACCTCCGTGGTCTCGATGGCCGCCACGCCCGCGAACGGCGACGCGCCGTTGATCGCAAGACCCCAGTATTCCTGCATCTGCGACGTGCAGAGCAGCCAGATGTCGTGGTTGAGCCACTCGTTCGGGTTGATGGTCGGAATGCCGGTCGTGAGCCCGGCGTAGCGCGTGCGGCCGGGCTCCCTGCGCGTCTCGGAGTAGTTGCCCGCCGTGAACGACTGGATCGCCTCGTCATTCGAGGTCTCGGCGTAGTCCTCCTGTGACTGGAAGCACTGCTGCTCGACGCGAAGCTGCGTCGCCTCCTGCGCGATGGGCACAAGCGGCGGCGGCATCGTGTCGTCCCACGTCCGCCCGGTGGTGACCACCAGGTAGTCGACAGCCCGGTCGAGCTGCACCTGGAGGTCCGCGTCGGAGTACGGGCTGTCCAGGCTGCTGAAGTCGACGCGGCTCCAGCCCTTGATGTCGGCGACGGTGGGCGGCAGCGTCGCCGGAGTCGTGACGCTCACCGCCCCGCCTTCCTACGCGCGTGCCGTGCGCCGAGCCGCGTGCGTCTCTTCCTTCTCGGCCTTCTCCTCGGCCTTTGCGGCCTCGGCCTCGGCCTTCTCGTGCTCCTTTTCCAGCTCTGCGGCCTCCTTCTGGGCTCGCGCGTCGGCCTCCTCGGGATCCTCGGCAGCCGGGCCCGCGAGACGCTCGGCCTTCTTCTCCTGGCCCTT